AGTGGAACACCTATTGAATATCGAGGTATACTTGATAATCGTGTTATTGGATTGATGTTGGCAGCTGGTATAGATCTTAATGGAGATGGTGATCTTACTCCAGAACAATGTGCATCTAGAGTTCAAGAATATAAAAACTCTTTTATGGAAAAAATTAGATCTCAAGTGGATCTTTCTATCTGTGGTAAGAAGTGATGAGAGTAGCAGTTCTATTATTTGGTCAACCAAGATACTGTAATGATCCTAAACCTCAAGAATTTTTGAAAGGAATTATTGAAAAATATAATGCTGATGTATATGCACATGCCTGGTTTGGATCGAAAGCAGATTATCAAATCTCTTCTTGGGCACAGAATCCTCCGGACGGAAAGGGAATAACTAAAAATCCTGTTCCTGACAATGCTTTAGATATAATTGAACATGTGTATTCCCCTAAAAAATTTAAGATTGATCCTCCTCAAAAGTTTGAATTGACTAAACGAGCATTTAATTTTATTTCACAAAAATGGGATGGACCACATGTTAATGAAAAAAATATTAGTAATATTAAGTCTCAATTAACATCTATTGGTGAAGTTGCTAGATTATATGAAGAAAGTGGTGATGAACATGATCTTTATATTCTTGCTAGATATGATGCATGGGCTGTTGGTTTTCCTGAACTAAGTGATCTTCCTACCAATAAATTTTATGTTGCAGATCATCATCCAAGATTTCCTGACATTATTCAATTTGGAGGAAGAAAATTTTTCGATTGGATGAAAAATTGTTCCGACGATATGAATAAGTCAAGTATCTATCAAAAGATATGGGAACCTTCTCCCGAATCTTTCAAAATGCTTTCATTTTTGACAAGGCATTCATCTGATGATATAATTGGAGTTCCTATGGAAGGTTTTGTTATTAGGAGATAAATGAAAATAATTGCACATAGAGCTAATTTAAATGGTCCAGATCCTAAAACTGAAAATAGTCCAGACCAAATTGTAAAATGTATTGATGCTGGGTATGATGTTGAAATTGATATTCGATATGATTTGAAAACCAGTACTCTTTGGTTAGGTCATGATGAATCTCAGTATATGGTTACTTGGTACTGGTTAGCAGAGAAGCAAAATTACCTTTGGATTCATTGTAAAGATATTTCAACTCTTCATCAGTTTTCTGCGATGACTAGTGGATATAATTATTTTTGGCATCATGAAGATGATTATACTCTAACTAGTAAAAATAATATTTGGGCTTATCCGGGAAAATTATATACACCAAATACAGTTATTGTTATGCCGGAGTGGAATGATGTAAATTGGGATAAATTAAAAGTTACTAATTGTTATGGTATTTGTACAGATTATCCAGAAAAAATAAAATGAAAATTGCTATTATCGGACCAGGTATTATGCCCATTCCTCCTACAGGATGGGGTGCTGTTGAGATTCTTATTTGGGATGAAAAACTTGCTCTCGAAAAATTGGGACATGAAGTATTAATCGTTAATACACCAAACCCAAATGATATTCTAAAGGAGATTGATTCTTTTGATCCCGACTTTGTTCATGTTCAATATGATGATTTTGTCGAATTAGTTCCTCACATCAGATATCCTTATGCAATTACAAGTCATTTCGGATATTTGGAACAACCAAATAAGTGGGATTATTATGGACCCAGAGTTGCTAAAAAATTTGCTAAAATAAAACCAAACGTATTTTGTTTGTCTGGTGGGATTAAAGATACTTATAAAACCACTATGGGATTTGAAGATGAAAAATTATTTATTACACCAAATGGTGTAAACCTTGATTTATTCAAAAAAACCGAAAAACCAAAGTATCCGCAACGTTCAATATATCTTGCGAAGATTGATCATAGAAAGAGGCAGTATTTATTTCAAGGTATTGATAGTTTGTGGTTTGCTGGTAACAACAATGATTCTAGATTTGATGTCAGTACTAGATGGTTACAAGAATGGTCAAAGGATAAACTTTATAACGAGTTAACAGATTATGGTAATCTTGTTCTTTTAAGTGATGGTGAAGCGCACCCTCTTGTATGCCTTGAAGCGTTTGCTGCAGGATTGGGTGTTGTTGTTAGTGAATGGGCAGCATCTAATCTTGATATAAGCAAAGATTTTATTACTGTGATTAGTGAAGATAAAATCACAGATATGGCATTTTTGGAATCTGAAATTATTAAGAACAGAAATTATTCTGTTGAAAATAGAAAAGAAATTTTGGAGTATGCAAAGACATTTGAATGGTCAAATGTTGTTGAGAAGTATTATATTCCTGCAATGGAAAAACTCATAAACAAAAATAAAAATAAAGTTGCAATATGTTTTATTGGAACTGGTAAGTATATTGACTTTCTCCCAAATTACTGGGAAAATATTGAATTAAATTTTTTACCAAATACTGAAAAAGAATTCTTTGTATTTACTGATGGTGAAATGAATGATGTCCCTAATAATATTACTACCATCTCTCAGGAACATCTTGATTGGCCTTATATTACTTTAATGAGATTTAATATTATAAACAAGGCAAAGAAAGAGTTGTCTGGATTTGATAAGGTAGTGTTCATGGATGCTGATACTTTAGTGGTTGATACAGTTACTGAAGATGAGTTTTTGTCTGATAAACCTTTTTTTGGTGTACATCATCCATGCCATTACTTAAAGATGCCACCTCATAATGAGGGCACTGGTTCTTTTGAGACTGATACTAAATCTACTTCTGGTATTATAGACGGTGACGATACTTCTATATATTTTCAAGGATGTCTTTGGGGTGGACAAGTTCCATATGTTCTTGATATGATTAGTGAATTAGAATCTAGAACCCAAAAAGATTTGGATAATGGTATAATTGCACAATGGCATGATGAAAGTCAGATGAACAAATTTTTTGCTGAAAGGAGAGATGATGTTCATGTACTAGGACCTCAGTATGCATATCCAGAAGTATTCAAACAAGCGTGTAATTTTGAACCAAAAATAGTTCATCTAGCAAAAAACAATTCTGAGTATCACATATAATGACACTATCATTTAATCATCTTGGAAGACTTGGATTTCTTGCAAATCAAATGTTCCAATATGCAGCAATAAAAGGAATTTCTGCACATAATAAAATTGAATATATGATTCCTGTAGATGAAGAGATGCAACTATCTCGGGGATTTAAAATGACCAATGCTACGCAGAACAGAGGATTTTTAGGTAGTCTTAATCGTAGAGATGGTAGAGGTGCTCCTATTGATTGTCCAATAGTGGCAGAATCTGGGTTCCAGTTTGATGAATATCTTTTTAATAATCCACCAAAAGACGCATCTTTATATGGATTTTTTCAGTCCGAAAAATATTTTTTAAATATTTGGGGTGAACTTCAGGAAGATTTTACTTTTCATGATGAAATTTTAAATCCTTGTAAAGAATTTATATCTACTATTAGTGGTAAAGTTGTTTCTATTCATCTTAGAAGGGGTGACTATTTACAAAACTCTTCTAATCATCATAATCTTAGTGATGCTTGGTTTGAAAAAGCAGCATCTAAGTTTCCTGATCATACAGTTTTAATATTCTCCGATGATATTTCTTGGTGTAAGGAACAGAAAATGTTTTCTGATGATAGATTTATGTTTTCTGAAACTGAAGATGGGAAGATAGTCACAAGCGATGGTCGATGGGAAAGTTCTAATATGGATCATTGGTATGATTTATGTTTACAAACTCTTTGTACTGATAATATAATTTCTAATAGTACTTTTAGTTGGTGGGGTGCTTATTTGAACAAAAATCCAGATAAGAGAGTATTAGGACCAGATCCAAAAACAAAATGGTTTGGTCCGAATAATTCTCACCTAGATACAAAAGACTTATATCCTGAGCACTGGGAGATTTTATAATGGATAAAAATAAAGCACTTTATAAACTCAAAGGACTTCCTCCCATATACTATCTGAATCTGGATGAGCAACCAGAGAGGAAAGAATATATGGAAGAGCAATTTAAGTATTGGGAGATTGAGAATTATACTCGTATCTCTGCATATGATGGTAGGGACGGTAAAGATATCGGAGACATTCTTAAAGGAAGATACCCAGATATGATGTCTTCTGGTGAAGTTGGATGCACCACGTCTCATTTGAGAGCAATGGTAGAGTTTCTTAAGACAGATGCTCCATGTGCCTTAATGATGGAAGATGACTGTGATATCTCTACTGCATCTTATTGGCCTTTTGAATGGAAAAATTTCTATGCAAAAATTCCTTATGATTATGATGTAATTCAACTTGCAGTTATTAATCCGGCATCAGTTCATTTGAGAATGCATAGAAGATTTGTAAATGATTTTTCGACAGCATGTTATATGATTACTCGTCGTCATGCTCAAAAATTGATTGATCTCCATGTGAGAGGAGATCAGTATAAGATTGATAATGGAGTCAAACCAAGAGCAGTTGCTGATGATTTGATTTATAACTCTGGAAATACTTTTACTATTCCTTTATTTTTATATAAACTTGAACTTGGTTCTTCAATTCATAAAGAACACATTGATGTTTTTCATAAGTCAAGTTATGAAGGTCTTTGGAATTTTTGGAAAACACAAGCAAATCAGATTGAAGATTGGAATACTATTTTTGAATATGATCCATACTTTAATCGGTTGCCTCCTGGGTTTGATGGGGAATAGTAGGAATTTATACTGACTACCCCCTTGACAGGAGTTTATGTTTCATATATAATGATGCAATGTTTCCTCACAAAACTCAAATGACTGTAACAACTGAAGATGGTGGACGTACAAACATGTATGCAACTGAACCACAAATGTATATTTCTAAGACTGACGCAGAACGTTACGGCCATGAGTCATACGCAGAACGTGCAGAGAAACTCAATGGTCGCACAGCAATGATTGGATTTGCTTTTGCCCTGGTTTCTTATGCTACGACTGGTAGTGTGTTCTTTTTCGGACTTTTCGGTTTCTGAGAACTTGACAATGTATCAAATCTTGTTTACAATGACCAGTATTGCCTTCTTCGTATTGTTGGCATATTCCATCGAAAAATTATCTGAAACTTACTAATGTCTTTTAATATTACTCTCCGCACTCCAGATGGTGCTGAAACCACTGTCACTTGCGAAGATGATCAATACATCCTTGATGCAGCAGAGGAAGGTGGAGTTGATTTAAACTACTCTTGCCGTGCCGGTGCTTGCTCTTCTTGTGCAGGTAAGATTATATCGGGTACAGTAGATCAAAGTGATCAATCATTCTTGGATGACGATCAAATTGGAGAAGGATTTGTGCTCACTTGTGTTGCATATCCAACTTCTGATGTTATAATTGAAACTGAACAAGAAGAGAACCTCTACTGATGTGCGGAAGTCTTGAACCAGAAGATCGAGTATTAGATACTCCATCTGTTTATGAACAAGTTTCTTCTCTTGCCCAAAAATATGAGTGGGAAGAAGGTGATAACATTGTAGTCGAAATGGCAGGAACTCAAGTCTCTGGTATCGATGTTGGTGAAGTCTATAACAAAAAATGGCAATCGCCTATTGGTACTCGTAAGTATAACAAAGAAGCATTCATTGTTATTAAAAATCTTTCAAGAGATCCCTTTGAGTCTTCTAAACCTATGGATAGAGATCACAAACCTCAACATCCATATGAACCAGTAAAGAATGTTTAATCCAAATCAACTCTATGATGATATGGAGAGACTAAATGCCCTATACGAAGAACTCTGCTGGGCACATGATGATGAATTAGTATTCACTCATGAAAATGGTAGAGTCATTATTTACAACAAAACACAGGAGAAAACAAATGAACGAAAGAGCAGAACGTATTAATGGTTGGGCAGCAATGATTGGTATTATTGCCGCAATGGGATCCTATGCCCTAACCGGCGACCTAATCCCTGGAATATGGTAAAATGATGATATTAGCAACCTTTTTGTTGGGTGCTTTTATAATTCATTCAGTGCTTACAGAAGATGTTGATGATGATGACCATTTTGATGGTGGTATGTTGATACCAGCACAAAACCCAATTCAATAACAGACAAAAAGGACTTTACTCTATATACTGAGTAGAGTCTTTTTTTATTATATGCCAAAGAATCAATTGAATAAGGATGAACTGATATGCCATGTTCTTAAACTTAAGAATGAAGTTGATACAGAATCGAAATCAGTTTGGCAGAAAGAAAAGGACTTGGCACACAAGTATCTCAATAAGGTGTTGGATAGAATCCAAGAATATCGATACTAGGGCTTGACGGAACTTTTAAAGACCTGTATGATAGACGGGTCTTCGGGACACCACCTCAAAACACTCTCAACAAGGGGGGTTGACAAGGACGGCAAACCGTAGTATACTAAATAAGTCGGCAAGTTAAGAAACCAACACATTTCTTAACTGTTCGTAACACCCCTCAAACCAAGACCTCTAGGGTGTCTAAACACGTCTTTCATATCCCAGACTTAGGGTGTCTGGGAAATAGTAACTCCACCATTCCCTGATGGTCTTACTTCTTTGTTCAAACAATGACAACAACTCTTTCAAGGCAACAATCTACATCCCCATGGCAAAATTTTTGTGAGTGGGTAACTTCAACAAACAATCGTCTTTATGTCGGTTGGTTCGGTGTACTGATGATCCCAACACTGTTAGCAGCAACTGTCTGCTTCATTCTTGCATTCGTCGCAGCACCA